AGCCATTTTTTACGATCCGGACGGCAATCCGGGTCACCCCTCCGCCATCCGTGAGGCCCGCGGAGTTTTTAAAGGACAAATCAAAACACTCAATACCATGAGAACAGAGAATCACAAGCACAAAATTCTGGAGTATATGCGCCAACATGGTAGCATTACCCCGATGGAGGCTCTCAGGGAATTTGGTTGTTACCGGCTAGGCGCACGGATTTATGATCTTAGGCGATCAGGAGTGAGGATTAAAACCGAATTGGTGGAGGGCATGACCCGACCGGGATTCTTCCGGAGATTGAAAGGAGAAAAACCCGAACCGATTCAATACGCGAAATACACCTTGCAAGCATAATGACAGCCCGGAAAGACGGGCAATTTGGACAGGCAGCCACCGGGGACGCCCGGATAAGTGGCAGGCAATGATGCGGGGAGTGCGCCCTTGAGATGTACAGCAAGACAGGGCCAACACAAACGAAGCCGACAGATACCCTTTCTCGCGGGTAAGATTCAAAGCTGTCGCCGGGGCAGAACCGGCCCTGTCCGCCAGCGCAATGGCATAAGCGAGTAAGATGCCGATAAAAATGATTAAAGATTATGGGACTTAACGAAGGAACAAACGCGACGTACATTGGAATCAGCGACGGGAAAATTTCGCTGCGGGTAAAAGAGAGCACGCCGGGAGCTATTCAAATCGTCAACAAGGAGAGCGGGAAAGTCAGTTGGATGAAGTATTACCGCTCCATTACCGGCTACCTGGCGGGAATCGTCAATAAGCCGGACAAGTTCAACGACAAGGCGTACAATTGGCACCTGACGATCGTGGACGGCGACGATACCTACATCATGCAGGTCAGGGAGCGGAGCGGTTACGGTCGTTCACTGATGAAGTCGTTACCCAATGTGGACTTCAACGAAAAGATCACCTTTTCGCCTTATGTGAAGGTTGTAGACGACAAGAAACGCGGAACGCTTTACCTGCAACAGCGCGGGGAGAATGTCGATTGGTATTTCACACAGGAACATCCGAACGGACTTCCCGAACTGGAAAAACGGATCGACGCCCGGGGGAACGTCACCTACGACGATTCGGCGGTGCTCGATTTCTTCCTCAAATATGTGGAGAACGTGATCCAGCCCCGGATCGAAGCGGCGAATCGTAGGCGGCTCGGCGAGCTTCCGAAAGAAGAGCCGGTAACGGACGGGGACGATTCCACGGCATGGATGGAGCGTGAGCATGAGCGGCAGGTTGCCGCTATCCGCACCGAACAAGCGGCGTCGGGCAGTCAAACTTCCCCCGTGCGCCCCTTTATGCGCAACCAATCATCCCCCCGGACCTTCTCGGATGGGATGCCTATTCCGGACGATATGCCTGCCGACCTTCCATTCTAAAAATGCACGATCATGGGACGCTTATTTCACAATCCGTCGGCCAAGCAAATTACCTTTTGCGACGAACGGTTTTACGAAACTTCGGAAGGCAATTTTTACCCTTCCGTGACTACGGTACTCGACCTATACCCGAAAGGCAAGGAGTTTAACGAGTGGCTGAAACGCAACGGAACGGATGCGGATGCAATCGTGACGATGGCCGCCGACAGCGGATCGAAGGTGCACGAGGCTATCGACAAGCTGCAACAGGGCGCCGAGGTTTTTTGGGACGACAGCATCTACACGCTTCGGGAATGGCAGATGATAAACAGGTTCATCGACTTTTACACGCGGTTTCAGCCGGAGATTATCAGTTCGGAATTTACCCTCGTATGCGACAAATACGGGGTTGCCGGTACTGTCGATATGCTCTGCAAGTTGCAGGGTAAACTATGGCTGATCGATTTTAAGACCTCGAATTATGTGCATGTCACACACCACATCCAGGCGGCCACTTATACCACCATGTTTAATGAGATCAACAAGGGTAAATACCCGGCCATACAAAAGACGGGTATCCTTCACCTGAATGCCAAAACGCGCACCGCTGGGACCAAAGGCAAAATACAGGGTGCCGGGTGGCAGCTGATCCCTGTTGTGAACTGCCCGAAACACTTTGCCTCGTTCCGGCACGTTCGGGCCATCTGGGATTTGGAGAACCCGAATCCCCGGCCTAAGAACCTCGTTTATCCCGATCGCTTAAAACTTTCCGACTATGGACACCTTGCAACGTCTGCTATCTGAGGCGGAAGAGTATCAGCGTTATGCGGAACAAAAATGCGGTTCCGATCCGGCCCAAATTGCCGAACGGATCAGAACCTTGCAGGTCTATGTTGCCCGGACGGGTCAAATGCTGGCCGAAGGCAAACTGCTTTTGAACCGCAAAAAGAGTTCACAGATCGCAGAAGTGGTGACGAAGATAGCCAAAGAAGGGCATTTGTCGGCTAAGGCTCAAAACGTCCTTGTGGACAGCATAGCGGCAGAGGAAAAGTATTTGGTAGACTGGCTTGACCGATTGAATGCGGCATGCACACATCAGGCAGACCACATCCGCTCGCTTCTCTCCTATGAACGCGAACATTTACGGTTGACTAAAACAGGGTATTAAACAGATGAGATCATGGAAAAGAACAAAAACGATCCGCGCCGGGAATTTTACCGGCTGCTTGACGAAGAAAAGAGGCTGATCGGTCAGCTTGGCAGTACCGGCAGGCATTGTACCTCAAAACTCAAAGAACTTAGCCGTATTCAGGCCCGCAGGGCGGAAATAGGCAGGGCATTAAACATCGGAAGACTCAGTAATGGATAATGGATTCATCCCACTTTACCGGCGGATATTTGAGCACCCTTTATGGTGCGAAGATCGGCCTTATTCGAGGTTCGAAGCTTGGATTGACTTGTTGCAGTCGGCAAGATTTGAGGACACGACAACCAAAAAGATCATTAATGGTAAGGTGATTTGTTGGAACCGAGGGCAACTGCCCATCTCGATCAGTTATCTGGAAAAGAGATGGAATTGGACAACAAAGCGGGTGAGAGTATTCCTAAAAATGCTTGAAAACGAGGGAATGATAACGAAGGGCATAGCAAAGGGCAACCCTACGACAATCTTAAATATCTGTAATTACGAGTATTACAATGGTACAGGGCAAGGCAAAGGGCATAGCAAGGGCACATGTGGGGCAAGGCGAGGGCAACAAGTAGTAGAACAAGGAGAACAAAGAAAAGAAATATACCCCCCTTCCCCCCCTGACGGGGGGCCTGGCGGTGTAGCGGAGAATGGGCGAAGCCCGCTTATATCTTCTGATTCTTCTACTGATTCAGCGGGCCGGGCGGCGGGCGGCGGCAAGGGCCATGGGGGCCGGTTTCAGAAGCCGACGCTTGAAGAAGTGGGTGCCTATTGTGCAGAACGCCGTAACAGCGTTGATCCTTCCTACTTTGTAGATTTTTACGAATCGAAGGGTTGGATGATAGGTCGCAACAAAATGAAGGATTGGAAAGCCGCCGTGCGAACCTGGGAAAAAAGCCATCCGAGTGTACCGACAGAACAACCGCAACGTAAACCGATCCGGCTATGATCGACGAGATGCACATACCGCAGGCTGAGAAGCTGGAGCAAACAGTACTCGGGGCACTGTTGATGGAGCCCGGCTATTTACCGGAGGTCGTAACGGAGCTTACCCCGGATAGTTTCTACGATCCGTTCAATGCGAAAGTGTACGGGGTGATCCGCACCATGTACGACAGCGGGGAGCAGATCGACCTGTTCACCGTTTCGCAGCGGTGTAAGCGGGACAAGGAGCTTGCCGGGGAGAATGTCGTAGCGAAGCTATCCGGCTATACGATGCTGGTCGGCTCGGGTGCCGGAGTGGTTGCCCATGCGAGGATTGTGCGGGAAAAATACCTCTCCCGCCAGATGATCGCGGTAGCAACGAAAGTGTTGGGATGTATTCAGGAGGAAGGGGATATTTCGGGAATCATCGACGAGTTCAACGCGGGCATGGATCGTATTTCGATGGCTATTGCCGGTGGCCGGGGTGCGAAACATATCGGTGAGTTGCTGGAGGAATCGTTGCGCGACGCGGAGCGCCGCCAGGTGCTTGCCAAAGAGGGCAAGACACCGGGAGTACCTACCGGCCTTTCGCGTCTCGACGAGCTGACGACCGGATGGCACGGCGGAGAATTGATCGGACTGGCTGCCCGGCCCGGCATGGGTAAAACGGCTTTCATGCTGCACAGCGCACGTGCCGCAGCGCAGGCAGGTTATCCGCCCTGTATCTACTCGTTGGAAATGAGCGGGACATCCATTGCCGACCGGCTGCTGCTTTCTGAGTGCAATGTCGATCCGGACGCGTACCGCTCGGGAAGGATGGATGCGGAGGACTGGCGGGAGGTCGAGCGTGCGACCGGGGAACTCGGCAAACTGCCGATTTATATCGACGACAATCCGGTGGTGTCTATGCGCTATATCCGCTCCCATGCGAAAGTGATGAAGAAGCGGAACAAGTGCGGGATCATCTTCATCGACTACCTGCAGTTGGCTGATACGACGACCGACCAGCGCAACCGCAACCGGGAGCAGGAGATCGCGCAGGCCAGCCGACAAGCGAAGATCATAGCCAAAGAACTGGACGTTCCGGTGGTGCTACTCTCGCAGCTCTCCCGCAAGTGTGAAGAGCGGGGCGGTGCGTACAAAATGCCGATGCTTTCCGACCTGCGGGAATCGGGGGCTATCGAGCAGGATGCGGATGTGGTAGGATTCATCTTCCGTCCTGCTTACTACGGAATCACCGAGTGGCCGACTTCTTTGGGGAACGTGAGCACGCACGAGTTCGGGATTATCAACATTGCCAAACAGCGCAACGGAGGGACGGAAGAGGTGGCTTTCCGGCACAACTACTCAATGACCAGGATTGTGGATTACAAACTCTACGACAATGTGCCAAAACGGGATACCCCTTTCTGAGCGGGTTTACGAGGCGATACGGGAGGTAGAGCGGAAGAAAATAGCCGATAGGATTTTCCCGGATCACGCGCTACTGATAGACGACCTGCACGAAATACTGAATATTCCGACGATAGACATCTATTGGGCTTGTGTGGAACTGTACAACCAACACCGGATCATCGGAGGGAATACGATTAACGATAAATATTTCAAAACCTTATGATACACATAGGCATAGATACCGGCACACATACCGGGTTTGCGGTCTGGGATTCCGAAAAACGGCAACTTTTAGAAATTGCGACCCTGACGATTACCCAGGCGATGGAACGGGTGCTGGTCTACCGCAATATCGCTCTGGAGACGGGGCACGAAATCGAACTCCACATCGAGGATGCCCGATTGCGGAAATGGTACGGCAATTCGGGGCGGGAGAAGCTGCAAGGGGCCGGAGCGGTAAAACGGGACGCGCACATCTGGGAGGACTGGTGCTGGGAGAACGAAATCAATTACCGCATGGTAGCTCCGAAAGACAACATCACAAAGATGGACGCCGCTCCATTCAAACGGCTTACCGGATGGAACAAAACCACCTCGAAGCATGGCAGGGATGCCGCGATGATGGTGTTCGGATTATGAAACTTAAAACCTACCACAATGAAAGTCGAAATCAACCAAACGATCAACCCGGAAATGGTAACCCTTTACAGCCATCGCACCGGTGAATTTATCGACGAAATCCCCGCTGAGAAGGTCAAAGACCTGCAACACCTTTCGGGGGGGGTATTTCAGGTGACACGCAAGCAGATCAACAAGATTAAACGGGAAGCCCTATCGAGGGCGGAAAGGAGCGGGAAATGAAAAGCAAACGAGCAGAAGAATTTATCAGGAATAGCGCATTTAGTGCGATACAGTTACCCGGAGAGGTGATGTATTCGATTCATATGAATGTTAACGGGAAACTGCTGAAACGCAAAAACGCAGAAAAAGCCGTCGAGCTTGCCGAGCGGGACGCAGAAGAGGAGATCGAAGATAAATGCAAAGGATTCGTAGAAATACTCGAAACATTACAGGAGGAACACGAACAACAGATTGAGGCATTGAAAAAGCGAGCGGTATGCGCGTTCGACAGTCTGGATTTTACGGAATTTATGACGGCTGAATGTGTGCAGGATTTTGATAACGTTAAGTGCAGATTACGAGGATTATTCCTTCAAATACTCAAAGAGCGATGACCTTCACTACCCCCTGCTTTGTTCGGGTTGAGAATCCAGAGAAGCGAAAAGAGTTGATCAAGTGGCTGAAAGGGATTGGATATACTCACTTCCCATTTATACACGATAGTTGTTTGATAGCTACCGATTCAGACGGTAGAATATGGCTTACCGATGCAAATAGAGACGGGGCTTACGATTGTCAAACTGATACTGATTTATTCAAAGCCCTGGCGGCGATGAATGACGAGAACGACCGGGAACAGTGGTTTACGGATGGGTATCACTTTGAGTTGTGCCCAACAAATAAAGCTGATATGGTCGCGTGGCATATGATGTATAGGACAAAACCCCGCAAAGCTACCGCCGAAGAGATTGTCGAATACTTCAAAAATAAAGAGAGATGAAAACACTTGAACTGAAAGATATTTGCGGCTATCTGCCGTATGGGTTGAAATACCAATGGACGAACATGAAATCTGTACGTCTTATTTCTATGACCGATGAGGTAGACTACAGCTCGCAACACAGCCTTTCAACTGCGTGGGAATGGATGGTGCACCGTCAAGCAAGGCCCATCCTTCGCCCGATGTCCGACCTCACCAAAGAGATCACCCACAAAGGGGAAAAGTTTGTGCCGCTTGATGTCCTTAATAACAGAGGGCATTTCATAGAATTTGACGCAGCCGGTTTGCTTTATACAGTAGGAGGCTGTATGGATTCTGATTGGCCTGTGGTGTTCGACAAATTCCATGAATGGATGTTTGACTACCGGGGCCTGATCTCCGCCGGCCTTGCAATCGACGTGAATACCTTACCTGAAAATCCTTACGAGCAATGAAAACACCCCAAGAAGCGGCCAGTTATATCGAACGAGTAAAGGAGTAAGAAGATGAAGATAAAGATGAAGATTTACGATAAAGAGCGTCGGTGTATTTATGAAACAGCGGTTTCTATTGCTCGATGTTTTGGAGACTATGTTGGAAGATGTAGACCTCCTGGATTTAGCGACTGTGATTTCACCCCGCAACCTGATCGATATGAACCCATAATATGCACTTTTTACAAAGATAGAAGCGGCCAAGAATTATGGAGTGGCGACCTTGTCCGGGTGCAACATCCCACTGCGGAGCCAAGCGTTACTTTGGAGTGCGTGATAGAATATTCGGAGTATGATGCTGCGTTCGTGTTTGTACCTCGCGAGAATCCAGAGTCCACCTATCCTCTCTTCGGAATGGATAGCGAGCTTATCGAACGAGTGGGAAGTATTTATGAAAAAACAGGGCGATGAAAGAGGTGGCTTTAGGAATACGTTGGGATGAGCTTTTCGGCAGGAGTAAAAAAGATGCTTCTGATGCCACCCGCCGGGCTAGGTGGGAGCAATGGAAAGACCTATGCCTAAAGAGCGATCATCCCGAGATGGTTGAATGGTGGGGCGAGGGCTCAATGGCTGACGACTGTTTTTCCTGTGAGCACAAAGATGGTGATTGGTGTTCCCTGCAATCTTTACCATGTACGGTAAATCCGGTAACGACTTTTTCATTAGGAGATATTGGGATGGCTTGCAGGGGGACTGGATTCAAACCAAAGCAAGCTAAATTGGAATTTTAACCCGCCTTCGGGCATAACATGAGTAAGAAGAATGAGCACAACAGTCAAAACCGAGGATGTGTACTGTGTGTACGATCCTGACGGTATTCCTATTCTCCGTACAGTGGAAAATGAGCCCAGTGATTCCATTAGTCGACTTACACCCAACGAGGATACATGGAAATACTGGTACCTCAGAGAAGGTTACACCTGCCGTCCTGTGAGGGTGACGATTGAAGAGATTGAAAATGAAAGTCAAAGAGATCATTGACAAGCTTTACTATTTCCAGAAGTGGATACGCGGGGCGGATGTGGAGCAACCCGATTCCACCGAGATCGGCAAGGCCATCGATGGGGCTATTCGGGAGTTGCGGAACTTCCAGAGATTGAAAGTGAAAATTGAGAAAAAGGAGAAATTACATGCTGAATATCGTGATTTCCTTAAACGATTCGAGCAACAACCGATAGACCCAGAAATACAAGCCGTAATCAGGGATCATTTTTGGGAAATGGTGAACGAACTGCCACAAGGCGAAAAATAAGAGAGAATGCCGGTTTACTATGCCAGTAGTGATTATAGCAGGAGTTGGCCGAGGTGTCTATATGCCCGATTCCCCCATGCAGTTATCACGAAGATAACGCGTCTTTCCGACGGTTGGATTAAAGTAAACTATGTAAACCGCAAAACCTATTGGAAAGGAAAGAAAATAACCAGCCGTAAGGCGAAAAAATAATTGAAAATGAAAGGTAAAGTAACTATTTCAGGGAAAACTTACGATTGTGAAGTTCGCAATGGAGTGCGGTATATAGACGGAAAGACGGTGTCAGAATTTGCGAGTACTCTATCTCATCGTGAAATAATGGAACTCGCAATGGTCGGAGCAATGGCGGTGGACGCTGAAAAGGAAGAGCGATTTATCCCAGCACAAGCAGTACTCAAAGGAATCCAGAAATCTAAAACCGATAACTAATACAAAACAGTTAAATCATGCGACCAATAAAATTCAGAGGCAAACGCCTCGATAATGGGGAATGGGTAGAGGGCGACTATTTCCGTAAATACATATACGACAGGGATGATAATGTTTCTTTACACCATCTCATAGGTTGGCAGGTGGCGGATAATGACGGAGAGATGTGTAATGACTACGAAGATGTTGACCCCGCCACCATCGGCCAGTACACGGGCCTGAAAGACAAGAACGGTAAGGAGATTTTCGAGGGGGATATAATGTCACTAGTAATCGAATTTGGCGATACTATAATACGTGAAATACGGTTTATCGATGGGACGTTCTGTGTGATCGGAGAGCAAGAAGATGACCTGTACGGGCTGAGTTGGGCTGTAGAACAGTGTGATGGAATAGTTGGTGATAACATCCATGACAACCCCGAACTGTTGAAATAACTAAATCACAATAAACATGAGCCTTAAATCAGACTATATCAATGCCTGCAACGCCTATCTGAAAGCCTTTTGCGAGATGTACGGCTTTGATTATTATCCGGATTTCTGGATAGGTGATGAAATTGGAGGTGTTGTCGAGCTAGGCGACTATTTCGTGAATATAAACACCATCCGCACCGCAGTGGATAAGGGAGTTCCCAGAGAAGAGTTTGTCAAGTGGTACGACTACTGTATGGACTGCGGGTCTCTTGATATTCCCTCTCCGAACTTCGATAGCTGGCTGAGAGGATGTCCTCGAATGAGTGACGAAGAGATACGGGAACTCATGGAGCGGAGCCACAAAATAGAAGAGTTGAAGGAAGAGTTGCGTAAACTGATCGAAGAGAAGCGGTCGGAGTTTTAAAAAAAAAAGGAGGGTGTCCGCCTCACCCTCCGACCTATTACTACTAACCCAAACCCAATTGATGAAAAAAATTGGTAATGCAAAAATACTAAAAACCTGAAACATGAAACGGACCTTACTTTATTTTCTACCTGTTCTTGCCTTTATAGCGGTGATTTTCGCCGCCTGTGAACTCAACAAGAGCAAGCCAGGTAAGATCATCTTCGACCGTGTTCCCTTCGTCTATGCCACGATAAACGGCCAAAGGGAGCTATTCTTAATAGACACCGGAGCGTCTACATCTATGCTGGACAAAAAGCTCTGTGATGAAGCGAAAATCTACTACATGCCCACAGGGTTGGAAGTAATCGGCGTAGACGGAACCTCGATCCCGTTAAAGACCACCGGAAGAATCCCGTTTACGCTCGACAGCATCCCGTATTCGGCCAGCTTCGCGGTACAGGACATGACCAGTCTAAGACGAGCTACCGGAAAGAACGTAAGAGGGTTGATCGGCTCGGATGTGCTGGGATTTTACCGGTTGACGGTGGATTTTAAAACATGTGAGTTAAGGTAAATTGTCCTAAAGGTAGAAAGTTGCATAGGGGAAAGACCGATAAAAGGTGATATTATTGTTCTAAAAGTATTGTTATGGATATTAAAGCAGCAGCACGAGAATTTGGTATAGCCGAACTCAGATTACATCAGCTTATCCGCCAGCATGCGATCAGTTTTAGGGCGGATGACTATGGTGTGTATGTGGAGCAATCCGAAGTGCAAGCGTGGCTTACCTCCCACCCTGAGCAATGGCAGCAATGGATGGACGCTTTGCAGTACACTCAAGATCATCTCATTTCAAACAGGTATTTGGAGCGACATCGAAATTTGAAAGATTTTGAAAGAAAATAGCTTGTATTGGCTTACATGAAGCTATACTTTTGCTATGTAATGGTACATGGCTATGGTAGAGCTTGTTCGTAGTTGGATCGCATTAAGGGATTTTGCCCACTTTGCACACATCAATGTGCAAGGAGGGCATTTTTTTACGCTACATAAGCAGTTTAAGAAGCTATATGAAGGAGCCCTAGACCAAGCCGACACTATCGCCGAGCGTTACCGTCAACTCAATCCCGATTCGGTTATTCAGATGACCGGCGGTGACCGAACTTATCTTGAGATGTCAGACCGACAGCTCGTCCAGGAAATCATCACACAACTTTCCAGCATCCGCCAACAGCAAAATGCTATTTGGGCTAACACCAATGCGACCGGTGATTATGTCACCAACGATTTAATGGTGCAGTGCTCTAAGTATGTAGATTTTGTTATGTGGCAGTTTAATGAATTCTTGAAGTAATGAAGTCATCCAAAGATAAAGCCCTTCCCAAAACAGGTAGACCGGCGGCCATAATAGATTGGCCGGTAGTCGATGACTATCTGAGGGCAGGATGTACCGGAACAGGGATAGCAGGGGTTTTGGGCATCTGCGAAGATACTTTGTATAGAGCCTGTATCAGAGATTATAAAATGACTTTCTCGGCCTATTCCCAGCAAAAAAGGTCAGAAGGTGATGATATGCTTCGCAAAAAGCAGTTCGATATAGCTATGAAAGGCGATTGCACTATGATTATTTGGCTGGGTAAGCAACGTCTTGAGCAAAGAGACAAGCAAGAAGTAAAACAAGATAGCACCATAACTACGGTGATGTTCGGCAATGAGGACAAAGGCTTATAGTCTGAATGTCTCTCTTACGGACAAGCAAAAAGCGGTTCAGGCTGCTTTGTTTGTAGGGGTAATCGTCAAGTTCATTTGCCTGTATGGTGGATCGAGAAGCGGTAAAACGTTTTATGCTTTTTTATGGATTGTAAAGCGAGCGATTATTTACCCGGGTAGTTACGGATTGGTGTTCCGCAAAACACTGAGTTCTTTGAAAATTGGTATGCTGAATCAGACGATGCCGGCGCTATGGAGGGAGTTTGCCAAAATCAATGGCGGTGTCCATCCTTACGATGCCAGTGTGGGCGGGGTTCCATTTGTGACCTTCAACAAGTCCGAGAACATCCTAACCTTTTTTAATGGGTCTAAGATATTCTTTTATGGTGCCGCCGCCACAATGGGAGACGAGGATAGCATGACGAAGATTTTGTCTTCTGAATACTTTTCGATCCTTGTGGAAGAGGGCAACGAGAACGATTACAAGGTTATCGAAAAGCTGTTTACCCGGTTGACGCAGGTTGTGTATGATTCCGATGGAGTAAAGGGAATGCCGAAATTTGTCACTACGCTCAACCCTACCGTCTTTGAGGCATGGGACTATGTGATGTTCAACAAAAAACTCAATCCATCATCACGGGAGCCTTTGAATGATCCTGAGCGTTATGCAACGGCGCATTTCCGACCGACGGACAACATGCAGCATTTGAGCGACGATTATATTGCCACGCTCAAAAACCTTTCACCGCGTGACCGACAGCGGTTTTTGGAGGGCGAATACGGGGCCAACTTCGACGGCGAAATATTCAAGCACCTCAATTGGCTGGATGTACTCGATTGGTCTGTGTTCGAGAAGATCGTGATCTACGTCGATCCTTCTTATAAGTCAGGCCCCAAGAATGACTACAAGTCGGTCGCCACGGTGGGAATCTGTCAGGGATCATTCTATGTGCTCGACATTAACGCAGCGCAATGCACTACTTACGTGATGATGGAGCTCATACACGAGGCTCAAAGTTACGCAGAATCCAATCTGGAGCAGGTAAAAGGCCATCGAGCAATCGTAGAAACGTGGATCGAAAACCAGGGTATAGCGGATGACTTCACCAAAGCACATGACGAGTATTGCGCCCAAAACGGTTGCGCTATCCCCTATCGGTTGGATAACACGAACAAAGGCGACAAGTTCATGCGAATAGAATCCCTGCTAGTTCCGCTCAATGAAAATTACAAACTGATATTCAGCAACCATATCAAGGAAAAGGTGATTTCCTCACAGGTTGAGGTGCAATTCCTGAATTTCGCCAAAAACATGCCCAAAGACATGCACGACGATATTCCGGATAGCGTACATGGAGCTGTGATGAAATTGAGCCAAAAAACGAATGTCACCCACATGAGTGATGTGTATATAGCAAAAAGGACGTGGAGGTAATGGTTGATCCTATCGACATAAAAACAATGGATTTCGGGTACCTGATGGGTATCGACCTGATTCAGTATTTACCGGAGTATTATCTGGAAGCTGTTTACGATAAGAATGCCGATAGCCTCCAGCGTGCCGTACATATCGCCAAGAGCCGTGTACAGAATTATCTCGCCGCACTTTATGATTTATCGGCTGAATACCAGAAAACCGGCTGGGATCGCAACGGAGTGGTTTTAAAGCTGGTTATATTCTGTGCTTGCTGGGAGATAGCCAGCGGAGACGAGGCGATTAAAAAGAGCCTTACCGACGCATATCAGGATTTCCTGCGCACGATTGATGAGTTGCAGTCACGCAAACAATCGCTTTTGGATGTCCCTTCTGTCGGGGAAGATATACGAATGGCTCCGGAGGTTATTTCCACTAAAAATAAATACCTGTACTGATGGCAAGGGCTACAAATAAACAGAACTCAGTTAACCCGATTAAACCGGTCGGGTTAGGCTCGTTTGTAGTCAAGACTTATCCCATGACCCGGTATATAGACTATACCGAGGCTGATTGGCGTATGTATTCCGACCAGCTTATTAATAACGGCATGGCTCAGGGATGGGATACTATGGTAACGTGGATGCTGGCCTCGTCCCCGTTTGTACAAACACTTATAGAGCGCAGATTAAACCCGATTCTCTCCGCCCGTTATGTTTTGATGGATGAAAATGGGAATGTGGACGAAGCGCTGACCGAACAAATTGACAAAGGGTGGTTCCGCAAGTGGATCGAGGCGGCATCTATGGCGATATTTCAAGGGTATTCGGGCGGTGTTTTTCAGCCACAAAACAATAAAATTGAGCGCTACCCTATCTCGGTTATCGATCCATTCAATAGAGCCCTCAAACATACGCCTTTCGACCTGAACGGGCATGAGAGGTTCGATGATTATTCTAACCTGTTCTATGTGGAGTATTCATCACAACACCAGACTATGCTCGGGTTGTTTCAACCTCTTTTGAAGGAGTATGTAGGCATTGCGATCACCTTGAGAAACTGGTTAGCATCGGGAACGAGATTGGCATTCCCCTTAACGCAAGTCGGATATAACGGTGCAGGCGTAGAACTACAAGACTACATTGCTCCGGACGGCACAATTCAGCAGAAAAAGGTAAATCCCAACCAGGAGACTGCACGGGAAATTGCGGCCAATATAGACCCTACCGTGGCTATTACTACTCCTTTTTCGGTAGATGATGGGAAACAGGTTTATTCCATAGAGGTTAAACAAACCGAACATCACAGCACCTCGGATGCCTATAAAACATACTACGACTATATCGATCAGGCTGAGATCAGGATGATTAATCTTGTACTCGGGTCTCAGTTGACCATCAAAGAAGGCAATAGCCGGTCTTTGGGGGAGGTTCACGAGCGGGTTGCAAAGACCTATGCCGAGCGGGATGTGAAATGGATGGTAGAGGTGCTTAACAATGTCCTTAAACCAAAGCTCAACATTCCGGATAATCGATGGTTTTCTGATGACAGTGCTTCCACGATGAGCATGGATGAGGCGCAAAAGATGTCGGACATTGTTAATCAGAACGGCAAACAACTTACGCAGGAATTCTTTACCCAGATCGGGTTACCTGAAAACTTTTACGAGGATAAATCGGGCATCCCTTTGCCTCCGGTCGCTATCAAAGAAGAGTCCGAGATTGAAACCAAAGAGGAAAAAAACTTTGTCCGCAAAGCGCTCGATTTCCTAACGGCTCGCAGTCGTCAAACACCACAGGAGCCAGAGGGGATTATCTATTTGCGTACACCCAAGATAAAAGAAGAGGTAGCTAAAGAAGATGTCGATCTTCCTGCGGGGAGCCATGCGCATGTTTCCGACGCATTTGTGAGAAAGTTGTATGAAACGGAACAGCCCCAACCTGTTTTTATCGATCTGGAGCAGTACAAATACTACGCAGACACATTTAAGGCTCCGTTGTTTGGGAATAATCCGTTGGTGAAACTATCCGCCAAAGGGAATGGTTCTATCCCTGATGACTTGCGGCCTCGTTACATGGCTAACATCTTCCAATTTTCCGCTGCCAAGAACGTAGCCGAGCAGGCTGCGGTTAACGATGCCATTGCTCGAAGTCTCTTTAACGACAAAGGGCAAAAGGTCTCTTTCTCGCAGTTCAAAAAGGCGGTCAATAAGATCGTGTCTACATTCCGCGAAGACTGGCTAAAGACCGAGTATAGAACAGCCTCGATGACGGCCATTATGGCCAATCAGTGGGGAAACCTATGGGCGCAGCGCGACTCACTCCCCTATTGGCGCTATCGAACCCAGGAGGACAACAAGGTACGGGATGAACATGCAAGGCTCAACGGCCGGGTGTTTCGTATCGATGATCCGAATGCTCAAAGACTGTTTCCGCCTAACGGATGGAACTGCCGGTGCTTTTACGAAGGAGTTTCCGAGTATGACCGACAGAAAAACGGTTGGCAAGTCGCTCCGAATGAGGATATACAGGACCTGCTATCGCAGGATGTCGAAAAGGGATTTACTTACAATGCCGGCATCAACGGCATCATGCCGAACAAGGATAGCAGCTATTTCGATGTACTTCCCAGCATCAATCGGCTTTCATTCGATAAATACCGGCTTGATTCCGTGAACAAGATGATGGAAACGGCCCCCAAAGTCGATGTTTACCAAGGAACAGTATCGGACATCGCTAAGATGCTCAAGCGTGCACCGGTTCAAAACGGGAATATCCTGGTGCATAACTCTATTCTACGGATGGGATTTGTACTCACTCTCTCGTTGCGGTCTCGTTTGGAGGTGGCTGGAGGTAAGGGTGTCAACCTTTTGGGTGAAACCATTTCCAATCCTGATGAGATGTGGATGCAGTGGGTAGATGAGAACAACCAGACTAAAACGAAGGGTGTAATGCTTCGTATTGCCTCGAATGCGGTTTACGCAGTGGAATTTGAGGATAATGTAATTACGGACGCTTATGTGGTTCGAAACTCATTACAGGCCGATATGCTGCGGCGTGGGCTTTTGATGGTGCGGTGATGAAAAGTTTGAAGGATTTGACAGTGGATTTGGGCAGGCTTCAGCAGAAATGCGACGAAGCTATGAAGGTAGCTCCGGCCATCATCGGAAATATGGTAGCTCAGGACATCAAAGCCAACTTTATGCGTCAGGGAGTCCAAACAGATCAGGGATTACGCAAATGGAAGCCTAGTGAAGCCGCACAAAAGGAAGGGCGACGAACATTGGTTAAAAGCGCGGCCATGATGAACGAAGTGCATTTTGAAGTACAGGGTAAGACCGTTCGTGCGGGCTTGGATACGAGGCTTATTCCGTATGCCCCTAGACACAATGAAGGATTGAAGGGTATGCCCCAACGGCAATTCATTTATGTGAGAAAGGCCGTGCTTAGGAAAGCGATGGATCAGGTAGAAAATATGCTGAAAAAATGACCGGGCAATTACTATATGCGGTTTGCAAGGAACTGATGGCGCTTCCGGAATTGGGTTTGAAGCAAGTGCAGATAGCCCGGAATTTTACCACGAACAACCCGCCGCAAAACGTTCTTCCGGCGGCAATCGTGGGGATTCTGGAGGATGAAAGCTCGGTGTTTGTCGGTGGCTATGAGAGACGGGAGTATGAGATTGGTATTTCTATCTCGATTCTCGACACTAATATAGACCTGGCGCACTCTTCGGATTGGATAGTGGATAAGTATAAGGGGGCCTACGATATACCCGACCGCATCCAGACGCTTTTCAATCGGCAGGTGTTTGCTACACCGCAGATGCAAAAGCTACTCCAGAAGAATAATTTAATAACCAGGTCCCGGGGGTATAATCTGAGGCATACGCCTTATGACAAATGGTCGAAGAATGTGGTTACCTACGAATTGATCGTGCGTGCGATTCTTGCTGTTCCGATGGAGGAGCCGAAGGTGCCCATAGAAGATATTAAGTATGAATTTGAAGTAACGGTATAATGGAGACAAGACGTATAGTTCTTTCATCCGGGAGGATGAATCGAAAAGGCTACAGAATCCCCGTCGAGGTAATCAATATCTCGGATTATCTCGCAAATCCGGTATTGTTGGCTGAACATGAATACGACAACAATATAGGCCACATGGAGGACATCCGGATAGAAAACGGTAAACTGACCGCCCTGCCCGTTTTCGCATCTACGGAGCTCGGGCAACGGTATAAGACCCTTTATGAAGAGCGAGGTATCAACGCCATCAGCATGGGTGGTTTTGTCAAGTTGAATGCCGACCGGAACGAAGCATTGGCCTTTGATCTCTGGGAAAACTCTATGACTTCTGTTCCGGCCGATCCAGGAGCTGTTGCAATGGAGGCCGGGGTTGCCCTAAGTACGGACGAAGCGCCGGAGAAGCTATCCGGCATCAGTCCCGATGTTATGGAAGCCAAACTTTCAGCGGGTTATGAGTATGTGACCCTGAATTGCTGGGAAGAGGAAGAAGAAAACCTTTCCGCAGGAAGCGGAGTAAATAAATCAAACGAAATGGAAGAGAACAAAAACCTTGCGCCCGAGACTGGCGCACCGGCAGAAGGCGCTACCCTGTCTGCCCCCGCTGCTTCCGCTCCTGCGGAAGAGCCCAAAACCCAACCCGAACCTGCCGCTTTGGCAGCACCGGAACCCAAACAGGTGTCTGAACCGGCCCCGGCAACACTGGGCCTGAATCCCGCGATGCCCCAAATGGACATGCCGAAAGTACGTGTCAGCACACAACGGGCATCCCTCTCGGCCCTTATGAAAGAAAAGGGTATGGATGGGATTTCCGAGATGCTTTCGCAGGGCAACGAAAACGAAAAACTGCATGTGTTCGATGCGATCAAGAACACCCCGTCAGGAAAAGTATTTTTCGACAAACTGCACTTCAACATCGACAACGGTGCACGCCCGGTGCGCGTCAGTGTTGCTGAGTACATGAGCAACCGGGAATCACTTTCATCGTCACTGCGTGAGATTCAGAAGCTCTCCATGGGCGGCAATGCCAAACTGAACGCATCGACCGACTTTGTGGAATCTCCGGCGCTGGACCGTATCGCATTTTCGGCAATGGCGTACCTCAAGCTGTTCCCGGCCAATCTGTGGGTAAACCGGATGCCCGTTCTTCCGGCCCAGATGGTCGGCGATAACGTGGGAATCGTATGGGCGAATATCGGTTTCGACAACAAGATTACCACCCAACCGGCCCAGACCGATACGACGGTTACGCCTGCAACGATTGTGGCCAAAGCCGACACGTCGGTATCAATGCAGATTTACGAACATCTGCTGGAACCGATGCTCTGGAAACGTTACAACCGAGACATCGTTGCTTACGACCAGATGGGATTGCAGTGGGATGTGGCGCTGAACAACCTGTTTACAGCTATGTATGACTGGGATTTGTTCACGCTGGCCCAGAAGATCGCAACGACCAAATCGGGCTACACTCCGAAGGTGCAGGGCACTTCGGGCGAGGCGCTCAAGCTCGGGGAAAACTGGGTGAAAGTTCCGTCGAACACCGGCGACTACAACGGTCTTACGATGAAGGACATTCAGGCTCTGGAGGCATTCTTCCAGACGCAGAATGTTCGTATCGAATCCCTCAATCCGGTTATCAACGTCGATCCGTCGTTGCAGTACTCGCTCACGCAGGACCCGAAAGTGCAGACCGTCCTCACCCGCTTCGTGGAGGGATACAAGAACGAAGACCTGCGCGTGTCGTATTCGCGTGTGTTCACCCGGCAATACCTGGGTGTGTACGATCCGACCACGAGCGCGGTCGTAAACCCGGTTACGGGCACTCCGACGGCCACGATGGTACAGTACGGCCTCGGGCTGATTCCGGAGTATGTTCTGCGCGGCCTGGCTTCGATGGAGGTGTTTACCAAGATCGAGCCCATCCTGTACGGCGAAGTTTACTCGGCAGAAATCAAGACCGGTATCGCTCCGGCGTACGCCAACAATCTGGGAACGGCTCTGATCGTGCCGACCAAGTACACCGCACCCTCGACGGGTGAATAACCATAAAAATACACAATCATGGTAGAAATCAATCATAATGTGGATGAACGCTTTTTTGCGAGGCTGAAAGGCGTTGTAAAGAAATTCACCGATGCAGGTTATAAAGGTGTTCATCTGGACACCTACCTGCAAATGGTGATTACGGATGAACAGGTGGCTAAACACCATCTGTTCTATCCGAAGTCTCCGCTTATTCTGGTCACCAATGAGAATATGCCGAAGACCATTGAAGAGGTGGAAAATCTCTTTATGAAATACCCGATTTATCCTCAGAAGAGCAAGGAAGAAGAGGCCCAGAATGTGGCCGACCTTCTCAATGCCGTGGATGAATCCACTACGGAGAAAGAGTCCAAGCCGGACAAGAAAACCGGAAAAAAAGAAAAAGCATGAAAACAGGTGTAAATATCAAATTCACCAACACCCGGACTGGTGTCGCCTCGTCTTCGGACGGGGTGGCACTCCTCTGTGTGCAGGCAGTGGCGGTAGCGAGTACGTTTAAGCTGAATACTCTGTATAAGCTCTCGCAGCCGAGCGATTTGACACCTCTCGGCATAACCGACACGTATGACGCAACGAATAAGGTGTCATTGGTAAGACAGGTTGAAGAGTTCTACGCCTCGGCCGGAAACGGTGCTACGCTGTATCTGATTGGGGTGGACAAAAGCTCGACGATGAGCGAATTTGTCGCCTCCGATACTTTCGAATCCCTACTCCGCTCTACCGGACTCAGTGCCGAGGGCAATCCTTCTCCCGCTGATCGGGCCAAGATGATCGGCGTGGTCTTCGCTCCGCAGGATGAAGCTCCTTCGAGCGGAAGCTATTATGCGGATGTGATTCCCACGGCAACGGCTCTGAATACGACTTTGGGTAATCTTTGGGATGCCGGTTTCAGGGCGTTTGCAGTACTGGACGGCAATAACCTCAAATCGGTTACCGACGCTCCCGACTTCAATACGCAGGATTGTCCGCGTGTAGCTGTTTGCGATACTACGGCCACCCTCGACAGCTGCGCTTCTGTCGGGCTGGTGCTGGGTATTCTTTCCCGGCAGGCGGTTAATTACGAACTCTCGAATGTGTCCGCCGGACCACTACCGATCCAGAACGCATGGTTTACGGACGGAACTCCGGTAAGCTCGGTTTTGCCTGCCGTGTTCGACACGCTGGGACAGAAACAGCATCTTTTCATTCGGACGCGAGACACGAAGTCGGGTTACTACTTCAATGACGGCGCAACCGCCGAGGACAGTACTATGGCCCTATCGACGATTCCGGCTAACCGGGTATTGAATAAGATTGCGGACTATCTGCACGCCTACCTCACGGATATTATCGGCCAAACGCCGCCCATCGATACGGATGGAGATATTAACGAAGGGTACCTTTCCTCGGTGACGGAGAATTTCTACACGACCTATACCGATCCGATGGTTACGGACGGGGAGATTGCCGGGGTGAATTTGGAGCTTTCGAGCCTTTCTCCGTTCACGTCAACCAGGACCGTCAAGGCTCACTTATCCATCCAGCAGCGTCCGGGCATTGCCCTGATCGAAGCGGACATCGAATTTGTAAACTCGCTGTAATATGAATCTGGATTATTTAGTTTCAGGCGGTGATAAATACCAGGTGTTTATCACTATCGGCTCGGTTCCGGTGTACATGTTTCTGACCGCTTCCGCTGTAGGTAGGAATCTGTCTCAGGATGCTACTCCTATCGGAGCTATCAGCACGGAGAAGCCTATCGCCGTCAAGCGGGGGATTAAGAACAACGCGTTCAATATCTCTTTGCAGGACGGAGAGGCCATCAAGATTGTGCAGGCCGCTAAACTGGCTATGGGATCGGGTATTCACGATTTCCGGGATTTCCCGGCCAATACGAATATCACGGTGACCAGCCTGGAGAATGGTTCTGTTGAGAAGTATATCGGCTGTGCGTTCTCCGGAGACAACAAGAACATCGAACGAAATTCACTCGAAACACTCCGGGAGTTGTCCGGGACGTGTATCGACTATAAATCTGTGTAATCATGGAAATCACGCAAAAATTCAAGAGTAAAGATGCCGACGGCAAGTTGGTAGACAAGGAGATGAAACTGGAGTTCCGGGAGATCGACCGGTGCCGGAGAAGCGACGCAAAGCTGTTTTATGCGGCGATGGGTATGATGTCCACGGATACGAAAGGCGAAGCGGTATTCTCCCCGGCTTCCATCGAAAAGATGGGAACGGAGTTTATTGACGGGCTTGTGGTCAAAGGACCGGATTTCAACGAGACAGATTTTGTCCTGCTGAAAAACGACGTGGTGGCAACGTTCCAGTTGAACATGGAGCTTTTCGGGAGGGTGATCGGCCCTTTTTTAACGGACAACTTGTAAGACTGTCAACGGTTTTTCAGGTTGCCCAGACGAAAAGCTCCGAACTACTCCAGTTGTTCAGCAAGGAGAACCCCCTGTGGGAAACATACCTGTTATTCGCCCGGATTTTCGGAATGAGTCGCAGGGAGTTCGAGGAACTGAGCATAGATGAGATCGGAGCCACTTTAGCCCATATTTACGCAAATAAACTGCACGAGAGGCAGTTGTTGTAGCTGCCTCTCTTAATTCTCTTTCAAGATGATCGATTACGGAGTAAAGATCAACGTAGGCGGAAATGCTCCTACAGTAATGGGGCAACTGTTTACCATTTCCCAAAAACTGGATGCAATCATGCAGAAATTAAATAGCATGTCGTCCAAGCTGGGAGACACATTCCGTCGTACCGGTACTTCAGCTCAGCAAGCCACTCAAAAAGCGGAATCAGGTTTTAAACGAGTATCAACGGCTATTGGGGACGCACGGCAAAAGCTCGATAAGCTAAATTTCGGCTTTCATGGCTTAGGCTCCAAGCTGGCCGGACTTGGCTTGTCTATTGGTGCTGTCGATATTGGCCGCAGAATCATTAATACGGGAGGCAATGAAGAGGACATATTAGCCCAGTTGGAATTTGCCTTAAAAGACAGAGGCAAAGCCATTGCCATGAACAGTGAGCTAAAAGCGTTCGCCAGACGGACCCCTATTCCGATTCAGGACATGCGCCAACAAGCGGCTATGCTTGCTCCTGTGTTCGGGGATCAAACAATGAAATATTTTAAGATGTTGGGCGATGTGGTATCTGGATCAGGCGGAGATTTCGGCAATATCGCATACAACTTTGCTCAGATTAAATCTATGGGGCGAACCTACGGTATCGACTTGCGTCAGTTCGCTATGCAGAATATTCCTATTTGGCAGGAGCTTGCAAAGGTGTTGAACGTGCCGGTTGAAAAGATGGAGGAAATATCTACCAGCGGAAAGATCACTTTCGATGTGGTCGCTAAAGCTTTCGAGAACATGACCAAAGAGGGCGGTATTTACTTTGGTGCAATGGAGGCACGGGCGCACACCTTCCGGGGGCAGTGGCAGATCATCGGGAACAAGATGCAGGAAATCTGGGTGAAATTCTTTGAGAAGGCCAGACCTTATTTGCAGCAGTTCAGCGATTGGGTGGAGAAGCAGATCGAAAACTTCGATGAACTTATACCCAAAATAAAGGCTGTAGGTTACACATTGGCGGGAGTGTTTGCATTCAAAACCCTTGTGGGTTTCATTAATGGTCTTCAAACGATAGTTAAATTACTTAATGTAATATCTACTTCCTCTGTTTTAGGGGGCAAATTAGGGGGTGTGGTGGGTCGTCTGGGTCTAGCTGGCGGTGCCATTGCGGGTGTATATTCTCTATATGAAACAGCAAAGAGCCAAAGTGATCATAATTTTATCCGAAAGTATACCGACTATGATTTTACCTCTGCGGTTAAGAATGATCCAGATTATATTAACAAACAGCTATCGGATGAAAATTTCGGACGTGATTACTTATCTTCCATGGTAAGTAAGCTAACGGAATACAATAAAAAAATAACAGAAGATTTAACGAAATTTTCCTACAAAGGTCGGCATTGGAATCTTCTTACTAAAACATTGGACGCAAATTCAGCATTGAGATCGCAGATCGTGGGCGTGTTAGGTGGTGGCAATATTAATAGCTACTCATCCAACGCTATATCTCAAATAGCTGGAGTTAACACCGACCTCTCCCCTCGTGGTGTCTCCGGCAACGGCGGTATCAAAAACTTCCAGATTACATTCAATTCCCCCGTGGTTCAAGTTGATGACAACCATGTAGACGGGGAAAAATACACCCCGGAACAATTAGGACAAACCGCCGCTAAAGAGTTTGTCAATATTCTCACTCAAATCGCTGTACAGTGATGAGCAAAGCAAAGGAGTTTATACGCAACTTGTTTACATATATCGGGGATTATGATGCAACATCTCCCGATAATGTGACGTATGTTGAGTTCAATAATACTAAGTTCTCCGTACAGATACAGCCGTTTTTTGAGCTGCATACTTCACATGGTAAGGTTATCGCCCGTTCGCAGATTATTGACGGAGAAGAGGCGTTTGAACGCATGAGTATAAAGGCCTCGAAAATTACTTTCAGGGGGACTATCCTTGTGGATAAGTGGAAAGCAACTTTGGGAGACCTGTCGACACTTGGACGAGGGGCCGCGCAAATAGTTACAGGTACCCCTGATTGGAATGATGCTCAAAGACAAAATACAATGCTGGAAGCTCTCGACCTGATAAATCGTCAGGTCTTTCGAGTCAACGAGATTATAGAGGTCAAAAACCCTTACCTCAATAAACTCGGGATCGAATACGTCTTGGTGGAGAGCATGACCACCAGCCCGCTGATCGGGTCCGTAGGGTTCGAGTACTCGATTGAAGCGTACGATGCAACCGGGAAAAAGAATAACAAAGAAGAAACGCTTATAATCTCGCAATAATGCTGTACCTGATCATACATGTTCAAGTTTCATTCGGCGAAAACTACGAGAAAAAACTATCCTCGGTGGTTCGGGTTTCTATGAATGATTCTATCGACGGGATCGGCGCGCGGTGCGAGATCACCTGCCCACTTAATGCCCGGATCGAGAAAGACGGTGGGACACCGTTCATAGCGCCGGTGCGGACAGCTTTCAAAACCGGAGACAAAGTGCGTGTAAAAGCATGGTACGACGACTACCGGGAAAGGACGTTGTTTGAGGGCTATGTGTATCAGATCAGGGAGGGAACACCAAGTACGATAGTTTGCGAGGATCAGGTTTACTTATTGCGCCGTGGCATTCTGAATAAGGTGTGGAATAAACCCGTCAAGTTGAAAGAAATCTTGCAATACGTGTGCTCGTCACAAGGGGTTGAGGTTTCCGATGATGTGGCCGATGTGGAGTTTATCAAATTCTCCATCAAAGACTCTTCACCTTTGTACGTGTTGCAGCAGATCAAGAGTGAAATGTGGCTCGTGGTTACTTTTCGGGACAAAAAGCTGGTTGCAACGGGCATCAGCGCTACTAAAGGAAATAATGTCAAGCTGGCCAGCGACAGAAACGTGATCGGTTGCAACATCCAGCAGCCCGACGGAGTATGGAAGCAATTTAAACTGAAAGTCGAGTACACGGATAATAACGGCAAGAAAAAGAGCTTTACCGTTGGAGACCAGGAGGGGCAGATCAGGGTGGTTGACTGTACCTCTGTGACCAAAGAGAATGCCGAATCTTTCGTCAATACTCATGTACTGGACAATCTGCGGACCGGCATGTATGAAGGAACACTTACCACCCTGCTCTATCCGGAAGTTAAATTGTTCAGTCTGGTGGATTACAAGGATAAAAGTTTTTCATCACTGAATGGCACCTACAAGGTGAAGCGCGTAGGGGTGACTATCGACACTCAAGGATGCAGGCAAACATTAACATTGGCACAGATCGCAAGTGATATGCCCGTGCCGCAAACCACTCTCAGCAATGGATAATTATACGGATTACGCGGTAGCCCAATTATCCACGCTTTTACGGCAGTTTTCTATGCAGGGTAGCATTATCCAGGGCACGATCACCGCCGTAAACAAGGATGATAACACCTGCACGGTGTCGGTCGAGGATGCGGAAGGAGGTTCTTTGGAATGGGAAGGAGTGCCATTGCGGGTATTGTCGGTAGAAAGTAATTACATGATCTACCCCAAGCCCGGCACCGATTGTTCGGTATGTTTCTACGGAGGAAACACCCGAAGCCCGGCGGTGTTGGATTTTCAGGATGCCGAGAGCATTAAAATTACAGGGCAAACGAACATAGATATTCTGTCGGATCAAATAACCCTGAATAACGGTGATTTGGGTGGCATTATCAAAATAAACACTTTAACTGATAAATTGAATGCTCTGGTGGACGCTTTTAACAATCACACCCACAATGTTACCGGAGTCCAGCCGGGTACCGGATCGGTGGTAGCCCCGGCACCGACCGGAAAAGCGGCAGAATTTGTCGCAGCGGATTACGAGGACACTAAAATAACGCACTGATGCAGGATTTGAGATTCAACCCGAGGGAAAGGGATATATACATTGAGAGCGGCGATTTGGATGTTGCCGCAGACCGCGATACCGGGCTGCAAAACGGGTTTATCCTTGCGGGAACGGCCATGTGCACCCCTCTCTATCCTCCTATCGGATTATCCTTAGTGGATGCTATCGGGTCTGAACTTTTGCCCACGCTGATCCGCTGGCAAAACATGGCCTATACGGACGGCGCTCAGAGTGCTGAATACCAGGTGCAAGGGAATGATGTAGTTCTAATAACAGAATATTGATATGGCAAGTTTCAATGACATACTGGCGAACGTACAAGCGGCAATCCCCCAGCTTACGAATACCTCTGCCGGGTCGGTGTATCAGCGGATCATCAAGGCTTTTTCGGATGTGATCGATACCGTCCGCACGGAGATCGGCAATACCTGGACGACGATACAGTCTTATGTAAGGCAGAATAGGTACGGGAAAGCCAAATATTACGAAGATGCGGCTAAGGCTTTTCAGTATGGGGATAATTTGGAGTTCGACGAGAATTACCAACCCTACTATCCCACTATCGATACCACAAAACAGATCGTCAAACAGGCATCGGCCGATATATCGACCTCTACGGTGGAAATCGGGGGTGAGGATTATCCGGTTTCTACCCTGTCGTTAAAGGTGGCCGCACAGAATGAAAACGGGCAGCTGATTCCTTTGACTGACGAACAAAAGCAAGCTTTCGATACCTACATGAAGAATTTTGAAATTCCAGGCATCCTGCTTAATAAGTATTCGCTTGCTGGCAATGTGATCAAATTTGCCACGATGAACTGCGTATACTCGCCGCAGTACGATCAGGCGACGGTTGCATCCGGTGTAGTTGCGGCTATGGAGCAGTTCAGGGATTCGATGAGCTTCAATTCTGCTTTTTACCCGAATCACCTTGAGCAGTACGTGCGGAGCAATGTGCCGGGAGTGGTAGATTTTTATCTGGCAGGCGGTCAGATTCAGACCGACACGGGTTGGCAGCCTTTTACCGAAAGCGTAATAGTCCCTGCCGGGTATTTCAATTACGAAACCGACTTTGAGAAGAATATAACTTATGTTTCGGGAAACTGACATACGAAAGCTCACCATGCTCTACCTCCGCCAATATTGGTCGGTGACTAAATCGCTGACCTTATCGGTGGCTTATAGGTTGGTGTACTGCTCGCTCACTCCTTTGCACACTCCACTGGCTGATTTGTTTGCTTTTCGACTAAAACAGAAACTTCTCGCCCTCATCCCGTGGACGTATGGTTCAGCCTTGAAGTATTTGCGCGATCATTATTCCGAGCGGATAGATTTTGAGTATTTAGGGGCGAACGAGACTGTATGGCTGGCTCCGGACGATGCCTCGAATGATGTGTGGCTGACATCGACGACAGCCGATCCGGTCTATCTGACCCCAAATCTGGAAAGTGTGAGCGGCATTAATATTCTAATAATATGGGTGCCTCAGTCCTTAATGGATGATAGCGCTTTGTATTCTCAGTTTCTGGCAGATTTGAACACTTTAATTCTTGATGGGATAACCTACAAAATCAAAGCTATATGAGTTCGATAAAGAAATACAACGTTCAGGAGACGAACAAAACTCCTTTTTTGCAGTCAGATGCTGCTCAGTGTACAGACAACGTTATGACGGCTGTTGCCGGCTTGGCTGACGTGCACTTTGCTATTTTGAGTGGCCTGACGTACAGCGGGAATGCCTACGGGGCGGGATTGGTGGTTATGGATGGAGTTATTCGCTCGGTTCCAGCAGGGGCTACCCGGTCGAGTTATCTGGCCCCTCTCGACAATCAAACGGATGTCCGTCCCACCAAATCCGGCAGCACGGCACCGGTATATACGGAATACACCACGCAAATTAGCGCCAGTGATACGGGCTACCCGCAACTTACAGAGGCGAATGTTGCCAAATATAGCGGGTGGATTGCTCCGGGGCAGATTCAGCCGGAAGCTATCACAACTCCAGCTATCGCGCCTAATGCTGTGTCGAACGCTAAACTGGCGAATATGCCTGCTCAGACGGTCAAAGGGAATGCTTCCACACAATCTGGGCCTGCTACTGATTTAACGGGGTCGCAATTGTCTGCCTTACTCGGATTGTACCCTTATCCGGATTTGGATTCCGAAACCGAAGTAATTATAGAGGGATTGACATTTAACGGAAAGCAGGTTTACGGAAAGAAATACAAAGCGCAGGTAGATTCCAGCCTTGTATATCCAAGTGGTCAAGTGATAACCCTTGAGACAGGGGGTATTGATGCCGTATTGGGGGCTATTGGATATGTTGGCATAAATCAAACTAATAATTCAAGAACATCCACCCGCAGACTGCCTGTTAATGCGTATTCTCAAAATATCCTGTCGAGTATAGTGTACACCTATTCGGAAACATCAGCCATGATTCTGAATGTTTATCAACTAGACACAACAATAGGCGGTATCGGGGGAGGCAAAACGAATTATATTGAATATTCATTTTTTGTATTGTACACCAAAGGCACACAGCAGTATTTGAATTTATCGCCTTCATCTATGACGATCAACGCCGCCGGTGGTGGTTTCTCTTTGCGTGTGAATTGCCCCGCTTCACTATCATGGAGTATTTCGTCTCTTCCTGCGTGGATAAGCGCTTCTGTAGAATCTGGCACAGGAAGTACTCAAATATATTTTACTGCAACTGCCAATACCTCTACCTCTCAACGTACCGGGACGATTGAAGTTTCCGGAGGATCATTATCTGGTTCGTGCAGTGTTACACAAAATGGTGCGGAAGCTCCCGGAAAAGATACAATTCATGTATCTGTATCTTATCGGGATAATGATGTTACTGTGCTACTTTCGGCAGCCGCAAAGGATGCACTTGCCATACATGGCGATTATGGTGTCAGCAAGGAAGGTGAATGGGATATATCGGTACCCGTGGGGAGTTCAATGGGCACTACAACAGTATCGGGCACAGTGGCCGGGGTTGGCATACTTTCAATTAACGGAGCTGAGACAAGTCCGTATGAAGGGGCTAATGCTAAATATTCATGGTAATGGATTATATAGTAAAGCAAGGCGAAACGATTTTGGATGTCAGTGTAAATGCGACCGGTTCACCTCTGAATATAGAGAAGATTCTGGATGCCAACAATATTGATACTTGGACTCCAACACTTGTGGCCGGTCAACAATTGACGATCCCGGATGATGTCGAATTGCAGACAAACAATCTGCGGGATTTGCAACGCTACCCGGTTGCAGATTGCGGATTTATATCTGCGGAAGAATTTGACCGATTGACAATGGAGTTGGAAGATTTAATATTCCCCGTTCTTTTGGCGACAGAAGACGGTCGGATAGTTATAACAGAAGATGGTTATGCAATTAGCTTGAGACGATATGGAAATTCAAAAGGTTAAAATCAGTGATCTTCCTGTTACAGAAGATTTAAATGGCCTCAAGACACTAGGAACTACAGCTGAAAACACAAGTAAGGCGGCGGAACTGACGTTTATTGCTGACGCTGCTACTTCCGCCAATGAGGCGGCTACTAATGCGAATCAGGCGGCAAAGAATGCGAATACTTCTGCTGCCAATGCAGATGCTAAAGCGGAAGCAGCTCAAAAAGCGGCGAATAACGCAACTGCGTCGGCTAATCAGGCGGATCAGGCAGCTGTGAACGCTAATACAGCTACAACCCGAGCAACGGCAGCGGCGGAAAAAGCAGAAAATGCCGCAGACGTAGCTATTGGAGTTGTAAATGAAGCCCAACAGGCTACTGCTAATGCCAATCAAGCCGCACAATCAGCCAATGAGGCGGCTACTAATGCGAATCAGGCGGCTGCGTCTGCTAATGATGCTGCAACAGAGGCGCATACTCAGGCGGAATATGCCAAGACACAAGGAGACTACGCCAAAGCCGAAGGAGATCGAGTCTTAGCTGAGAAAGGCCAGCCGGGAGGACTGGCAGAACTGGATGAAAGCGGTCGGGTTCCTTCTTCCCAGCTGCCGTCTTATGTAGATGATGTGGTGGAGTACTCGTCGCGGTCGGATTTTCCAGCAACTGGAGAGTCTGGGAAAATCTATGTCGCTACAGATACTAATCTGGCCTATCGCTGGGGAGGGACGGAATACGTCGAGATCAGCCCTTCTTTGGCTCTGGGGACGACAGCCGAAACAGCCGGGCGTGGCGATTGGACGCAGGCGGCTTACAATCACTCATTAATCAAAGACGGAAGCAACCCGCATAAAACCACCTTTGCGAGCTTGCCGGATAAGCCTACGTCCCTGCCTCCGGGTGGCAATGCCGGTGGTGATCTGACCGGGACCTACCCTAATCCGACTATAGGTGCAGGGAAAGTGACCACCGCAAAAATCGCCGACGGAGCCGTGATCGCCGCAAAACTGGCAGAACAATATATCGTAAACCGGGGTGCTGCTTCGGATTTGAATAGCGCCACGACTTACGGTTTTTACACCTACGACACAACTACGCAGAACGCGCCTACTTCCTACGGCAGTGTCATTGTCGTCGAAGGAACCGGGCATGAAGCAAATTGGGCACAGTTGGCATTGGGGTACTCTTCGGGAGATGTCAATCCGTCTATTTTTATACGACTAAGACAAAGTTATACTGTTTGGGGCCCATGGGTTAAAGTTTGGAACTCTAACAACTTCAATCCGGACTCCAAGTTAAATTACAGTGAGTTTGGCGGAGATTTAGATACGATAAGCACTTCCGGAATGTACCGACTTCTGTCCGGGTGCACGAATATCCCGCTAGGAAGTTCGCAAGGATGTTTCCTACTGCACACGAATTGGGATGCCAACGCCGCCCAGCAGATGTATTTTGTTTACTCCACCACCGACATCTACATCCGCAATAAAGTGGGTGGGACATGGAAGCCGTGGCAAAAGGTGTGGAATGCGGGCAACTTCAACCCTGATAGCAAATTCCCTTATCTGGGGATGGGAGGTGTAAATGATAATAGCAATGAAATAGGCGCAGGATATAGTGGAAGTTCTGCTGGAGGTAATTTTAACGGGCCTTTTATAAAATTCGGGCAGACTTCCAATTATATGACCGAACTTTACAATCGCCATGATCAGGATGTGTTCCAGATCAGAAGGATGGTAAACGGAGAGTGGCAACCATTTGTCAGTTTGTGGCACTCCGGCAACCTCGGCAATGCAACCACTTCCAAAGCAGGGTTGATGTCGGCGGCGGATAAAACCAAGCTGGATGGACTTTCAGGCGGTGGATTGAATATTCCTGCCTCCGGAGAGGTTGCGATTTCAGGATGGACGTATAACGGAAAACAAGTTTATGCGCAAAGATGGACCGGGGAATTTACCGGGGGTACTAAAAACCTTACCACAATTGAGGGGTTGTCTGCTATATTAATGAAAGGCGGCACCTTGTTTCTTTACGGATCGCAATCTAATTCAGTGGGGTTAGGTAGTTCTCAATGGAATCAAACTACTGGAGATATAACACGTATATCGGATTTACAATATAACCTATCAACAGGATCGGTAACAGTAGCAGCGTGGTATGGCGGTACAAGTTCTCCTACCACTGTTAATTGGTCTTATGAAGTATGGGCAGCCTACACTAAATAATCATTAATCTTTCAAACAATGACAAAATCAAACCTTTGGCAGATCATCATCGGGATGGTGGTGACTGCAA